TAATTTAAGTTCGAGTTCAAAATCTTCATATATAGAATGAGAATTTTTATTATAGTTTCCTACTTCTAAAATAGCTGATTTTTTATAACATACACAGGGATGGTTAATAAACCAATGACTAGGCTTTTTTTTATATTCATTCCATGTTAAAATTTCTTTATGATTTGTTTCGCCTGTTGTTGTTTTTTGACCATTTATTTCTTTTAAATAAAAAGCATTGGTTCCACATATTACGCAATCATTATGTGATTTCATATATTCTAATTGTTTAATTATACGATCATGATGTAAAATATCATCTGAATCTACTTTAATAATAATTTCATTATTGCATAATAAAACACCTTCATGTAAACTATAACCGATTCCCATATTTTTATCCCATTTTTTATAAATAAATTTTGTAAAACGCATAGTTTTTTCAAATTCTTTTAAAGTTTTTTCTAATAATTTACTACTTAATTCATTTGAACCATCGTTAATCCAAATTATTTCCATTCCAAAATGTCCATTTTGTCTTTTTATTGATTCTAAACATTCTACAATGTATTTATGATTAGTATTGTAACTACTTATTAAAATGGAAACCCATACTTTAGGTTCTTTATATATTTCATCGAGTTCAATAGTATTCATTATTTCATAATTTTGTTTAGTAGACCCCCATTCTTGGTAAGCATATACTTTCGAATGTCCCATATATTGTAATCCTGAACCGTGTTTAGGTAAAAAATAATAACTTGGTAAAATTTCAACATCTTTAAAATTTCCACTATTTAATAACGCAGTTAATAATCCAGGTCCAACTGTCTGCCAAGCCATTTTTTTAGTTTTTGCTCTAGAAACTTCATTTTGCATTATCCATTGAATGGCTAATCCAGGTAAAGGATGATTTTTTGTAAAGGCCATTGTTCCGGTTGCTACAAGTCCTTGTCTAATATTTTCATTTTCATAACCAGCAAAAGGTTTATTTTTTTCTATAAGTTCGTTAAATGGTTCTATACAAATTGAATCGGCATCTAAAAATAAACCACCATAATGATATAAAATTTCCCATCTTATTATATCGGCTTTTCCATTAATTTCTTCAATTTCATTAATTCGATTGATACACATTAATTGTAGTTCTCTTTTTTTAATTTCTTCTTCATTCCACATAATGTATTCAAAGTCAGGATGTTTATCTTTCCATGTTTGCATAAACTTGGAAGGTCTAGGCTTTGGACCAATCCATAATTGATGAATAATTTTTGGAATAGTCATTATTTAATTAATTTAAATAATATTTAAGTAAATTAAATAATAAATAATAAATAATAAACAATAAATAATAAATAATAAATAATAAATATTAAATAATAAATATTAAATAATAAATAATAAATAATAAATAATAAATAATGAGTAAATTAGCATTAATAACAGGTATAACTGGTCAAGATGGTTCGTATTTATCTGAATTATTAATTAGTAAAAATTATAAAGTTTATGGTATCGTGAGAAGAAATTCAATAGTATTTAATTATTCAAGACTAGATAATATAAAAAAAAAATTAAATTTACTGTATGGTGATTTGACAGATGGTTCATCATTAAATAATATAATTAATAAAATTATAAATATCAATAAAGATTATAGTGTATTAGAAATATATAATTTAGGAGCGCAAAGTCATGTACAGATATCATTTGATAATCCAGAATATACAAGTGAAGTTGATGGCATGGGAACATTAAAAATATTAGAAGTTATTAGATCATTAAACAATACTGATATTAATAAAATAAAATTTTATCAAGCAGGAACTAGTGAAATGTATGGTAAAGTATTAGAAACTCCACAGAATGAAAATACACCTTTTAATCCGCAATCACCATATGCATGTGCAAAAGTTTATAGTCATTTTTTAGTAAAAAATTATAGAGATTCATATAATATGTTTTTATGTAATGGTATATTATTTAATCATGAATCAGAAAGGCGCGGAGATAATTTTGTAACACAAAAAATTATAAATTTTGTTAAAAAAGTAAGTAAATTAAAAGAAAATAATAACTATTTGGAAAATCAAGAAGTTTTAGAATTAGGAAATATAAATTCAAAACGTGATTGGGGACATGCAAAAGATTATGTTAATGGAATGTGGTTAATGTTACAACAAGATAATCCGGATGATTATGTATTAGCAAGTGGAAAAACATATAGTATAAAAGAATTTATTGAAAAGTCATTTAATAAAATAAATATTAACATACTATGGAAAGGTGAAAGTTTAAATGAAATAGGTATGGATAGTGAAACAAATAAAATATTAATTAAGATAAATAAAAAATATTTTAGACCATCTGAAGTAGATTTACTGCTCGGAAATCCAATTAAAGCAATAAATAAATTGAATTGGAAAAGAGAATATGATACTCTTGATAAATTAATAGAATCAATGTTATAATTATATTTACATATTATTATTTAAATATAATTTTTAAATTATGATTATAACTATTTATCTAATGATGTTAATTTAAATAATATTTAAGTAAATTAAATAATAAATAATAAATAATAAATAATAAATATATAAAAACAATATATATATTTAATATACATGAATAGTATTAATATATATTTGGCACATAGATCTGATACTAAGTTTATGGAACAACAAGTAAATTTAATTAGAAAATATTTTAAACATTCGTCTAATTCAAAATTGTGTATATATGGTTTTGTAGATTGTCCAAATAATCCAAAATTAATGCATGATATATGGAAATCATTAGATGTTATACCAATTATTATTCCGCAAGAAATTAATGGAGTTAATAGAAGCAATATGTCATCATCAGATTCGTTTGGTTATGCATTTGAGTATGTATATCTTAATTATATATTAAAAGATAATTATATTAGTGTTTTTATGGAAAATGATGTTTTTCCATTTAAAGATATTGATATTGAAAAATATGTTGATAATTATGAAATATGTGGTGAAGTAAGATTTAATGCTAGATTTTTACCAGTAAGAATTAACCATTTTTGGTTAGGATTTATAATATTTAATCATAAAGAAATGACAGATAGAGATAAATTTTCAGGATTACGTATGGATGTTAAGCCATATGGAATAAATAAGACATATTGGACGGATTGTGGTGCCAAATCATATTATTGGATTACTGAAAAACAAAGAAAAATTAGACAAATGGTTACTAATGGTAATGAAGATTATGATGGTTTTACGTCACTTGAATGTACTCCACATAATATAACAACAGATGTTGAAAATTTACCAAATTTATTTAGAGAGAAATATAATCCTAATTATAGAGTATTAATTTATGATGATTGTTTACTTCATTTAGAGAGAATGGGTAAAGAAGCCCAATCTAATAAATTTAATTGGTGGTTAAATTGTTATAATAAAATAATAAAGAAATAAAGAATTAATATTATTATATATAATGAATAATAATATTAATTATATTCCTTTGGGATTTCAATGTACTTCTTCTAGTATATTAAAAAAATTAAATTTAAGAAAGTGTTCATATCCATTTGATTGGATTATTAGTAATCCAAAAAATATATTATTATTATTAGAATTATTATTTAGATATGATAATATAGAAAATTTTGTAAAAAATCATTTTTTTGTATTTGATAAAAGATTATCATTTATAAAACCAGAATGTTTTATAGAGAATATAAATTCTAATATTGGATATAATTCAATTTATAAGTTTATTTTTCCGCATGATAATTATAATGAAGAGACAATTAATAAATATATTAGAAGGTTTGAAAGATTAAAAAAAAACATTTTATCAAATGAATGTTGTAAATTTTTATTTATTAATCGTATTGTATTGGATAACAATAACAATATATCTTTTACTATTAATAATGAAATACAATTAGATAATTTATATAATCACTTGTATGAATTATTTCAATTTATATATAATTTAAATAATAATATAGAATTTATAATTATTAATGCAGTAAAAGATAAAAATGAATATATAAATTATCAAAATAATTTTAATATTATTGAAATTATACCAGAAAATAATATAGATTTAAAAGATAATGAAATTATAAATAATTTAGATATATTTTAATTTTTATATATATATGAATTATACTACAATTTTTCAAGAGGATGGATTTGGTGCACAATACCAACGTATAATTGAAACATACTTATTTTGTAAACTACATAATTTAAATTTTTTATATAGTCCATTTACTAATATAGAACATAACTATAATAATGATAACAAATTTGTAAATAATATAGAAAATTTTATTAATTTAAAAAATAATATACTAAATACACAAGATAAATCGGTTAAAAGAATTGATTACGGAAGTATAGTAATGAAATTTATTAATAATAATATAGATTTATGTTATAAAGGTCAACATTTAGAATTTATAAAAAAATGTTTTTGGGAAAATAAAGATAAAAATGTATTTAAAAATAATAAATTAAACGTTGCTATTCATATACGGAGAATAAATAAACACGATGCTTTATTAGGACATGATAATAATATAGGTGGGCGAGCAACTAATGATAGTTATTATTTAAATATAATTAATATAATAAGAAATAAATATATAAACGAAGATTTACAATTTCATATTTATTCACAAGGATACGAACAAAATTTTGAAATATTTAAAGCCCCCGATACAATATTACATTTAAATGAAGAATTACCCTTAACCTTTATTGGTATGGTTGGTGCAGATATTTTGGTAACATCTGCAAGTAGTCTTAGTTATACAGCTGCTTTATTAAGCGATGGTATTATTTACTATAAAACATTTTGGCATAATCCTCGAAAAGAATGGATTATATGTTAATATTATCTTTGTTGTATATAAATATTTTCAGCAATATCTATAAATTTTGAATTTAAAAATGTTGGATCAATTGTATTTTTATGATTTATTTTGATAAAATTTTGAGATATCATATATCTTGTAATATTATCACTATTACATTCGGCTGCTCCATTATATTGATATCCATCTGGTTCAGCTGTTACAAATACTACTCGTTCTTTTAAATAATCTCCAGCTCCTTTTAAAATATTTAAATCTGAACCCTGTGCATCAATTTTAATATATTCTATGTATTTAAATTTATCCCATGGAAAATTATGAAAAAACATTTTTAAATTAATTACTGGTACCTTAATTATTTTTTCAATAGGTCCAAGATATTTTTCATCATGACAATATAAACTAGATGTTCCACAATCTTTAGAATTAATATAAAAATTCATTTCCTCCTCTTTTTCTACGTTGCTTAATGCTTTATTTATTATTACCATTCTACCGGAATCTAAATGTTTTTTATCAAGAGGATTACCAGCGACAGCATGTGATGGGTGTCGTAGTTGAATATTACCCGCTTTAATATTTTCCACGGCTTCTGGGTTAGGTTCAAAACCAATAACAAATAAGTTAGGCTCTTTATCTAACCATGTGGAAGATTGATTCGCACCGTAAGATAAACCTATATCGATTTTAATATGATTACAATTATTGGGAATATTAAATTCAAACATATTTAAATAATAATATAATTTATTATTTAAATATATATTTAAATATATATTAAAATATATATTTAAATATATGGAAATTATTATTCATAATCCAAGTCATAGTGGTGATATTCTTCATACATTAGAATTTGTTAAAATATTCATAAAAAGTAATCCTAATTGTAAATTTACATTAGTTCCAGCTTCATGTAAATGTTTATATGAAAATTTAATATCAGATAATGTAAAAATTATACAACATAATTGTATATGGAATTCAGTTTTGAAAAAAAATGAATTGATTAAAACGGATATTATAACTAAACTACATAATGTTTTAACTCATTATGAATCTGATATATTATATATAAATATATGGAAAATGTTGGTACAAGATAATACAAATTGTATTAATTTAATAGGAAGAAAAGATTTTATAAAAAATATTGTAAATAAAACAAATTCTTTATATAATTTAAATATACAATTTAATTGTAATAGTGATATAGAATTAATACCAATTCTACCTGATATTAATATAGATAAAATAGAAAATTATTTGAAATCTTTTAATAAAAAATTTATATTTTTTTATAATTTAAATAGTACTTGTGGTATAGAGAGTGAATATAGAGTAAATATAAATGATACTGTAATAAATAACTTACTTTCTGAAATAGATAACGATACTATATTATTAGTAACAAAAAAAACTGAAATTCAAAATAGTAAAATTATTAATTTAGAAAGTGATTTAAATATTCAAATGTCAAATGATGGCAAAAATTTACTTGTTTATGAAAAATTATCAAGAATGTGTGATAAAATTTATTTTAAAATAAATGGTGGAAGTTTGTTTATTTTAAATAGTAAAAATATAGAAAATGAACAAAATTTTAATTTAATTAAAAGCAGTAATATTAATACCTGGTATAATATACTAAAAAACTCTTATCATTTAAAAGATTTAAATATATTTAATATATAAATATTTAATATATAAATATTTAATATTTAAATACATATATATATATTGATATATATATGTATTATTCTCCTATTTTCTTTGAAAAATATGCTGATATAAATTTAGTTCCAAAGAAATATCCAATAGATTATAACCTTGGAACAAATAATATAGATGGAAGGTATTGGATACCAGGAGTTAATATAGAAAATAATATAAATATTGATGAATTAAATGAAAAAAAATATGTCATAATATTATCTATTCAGCATCCTGATTTTTTAAATATCGCTTTTAGTTATATTGAAAAACTAAAAGTTCCATTTATAATTATTACTTTTTCAGAGGATTGGGAATTTCCATTGGATCATTTTGCAGAAAAACAAAAAATTCCTAGTTTTACAGATATTGTTGAAAAGTTAAAATCAAACATATATTTTAAGCATTGGTTTGCTGATAATAAAACAATACCCAATACAGATAAATTAACAAGTATACCTCTTGGTTTAGATTTTTGGGCTCAACGTACACAGCCATTTTTTGGAGAATCCCCTAAAAATGTACATTTACAAAATAAAATATTAAAGGATATAGTATCAAACACTATACATTTTTCAAAAAGAATTCCAATTGCTTTTTGTAATTTTCATTTTAATTTTACAGATGACCGTTACTATGGAGATAGAAGGAAGTTATTAAATATTTTATCAAATAAAGTTGCCTATTTTCAAGAAAAAAAAACCCCACGTTCAGAAACTTGGTTACAAATGTCAAAATTTTCTTTTGTAATTAGTCCATTTGGTCATGGAATGGATTGTATTAGAACAATGGAAGCGTTATGTTTAGGTTGTATTGTTATAATGAAAAATAGTTGTTTGAATTGCATTTATGAGGATCTTCCAGTTTTATTTGTAAATAATTGGGAAGATATAACAGAAGAACTATTAAAAAAAACATTAGTAGAATATTCAAATAAATCATTTAATTACAATAAAATAATGTTTAATTATTGGTATGAATTGGTTTTAGCAAAACTTAAAGATTAATATTATATATTATATACAATAGTAATGGTATTTATATTAAAATTAAGAGGTGATAGGTTGGGTTGTTTATTATTAAGTATATTATATCAAATATATTTTTGTAATATTAATGGTTATTATATAAAATTAGATGATATACGTAAATTGGATAATTATAAATCCAGTATTTATTTAAAATATATTTTAAATATAATTGAAGAACATAATAAAAAAATAAAAATAGTATCTAATAATGTCGTTTTAGACACGCTTAATGTGTGTGGCCCAGGAACTTATGATTTATGTTACGGCATGGGAAAAATAGTTCAATATACACAATTAGATATGATAACTTTTTTTAAACATAATTACTACAATAATACAATATATAAAAATAATAATTATAATATTCCATTTGATATTAATAATAGTATAGTAATACATTTACGATTAGATGATATGAATGGAAATAAAGATTATGATGGTAGGATTTGTTCTTCTTATTATATAAATTTGATAAATAATTTAAAAGAAACATTTTATACAAATAAACCTCCTTTTCGAAAAATTGTACCAAATGGATTTGATCATAATACACAAAACCCATTATCACCAAATAAAATAAAGAAAGAATTAGATATTTTATTATCTGAATTTCCGGATTCTAAAATAATTATTATTGCAAGTCCTCTAACAGAAATACCCGAATTACCATTTAAATATGATATGTTAATACAAAGTGAGAATTATGAATATGATTTATATTTACTCACTATGTGTAAAAAAATAATTTTATCAAGAAGTAATTTTTGTTTAATTTCGTTATTTTTTGGAAATCATACTCATGTTCATATGCCATTATGGGGACATTTTGCTTGTGCTGGATTTGGAACAAAATTTGATAAATGTAAATATAATTATTTTTATTAATAGTTATTTAATTTAGTTAGTAATTTTAGAATTGTAATATTTAACATTTTTATAATTAAAGTACCCTTTATAATGTTGTTCAGAAAAAGTTTCATGCTGATTGAAACATAAAATATTTGGTAGTTTTTCATCTTGTTTTATTGCTGCTGCTAAAGAATGAATTCCTGAATTTTGTACAATAAGCATATAACAAGAATTTATTACATCACAATAATCATATAATGAATTAATTGTATAATACTCTATATTATTTATTTTTGTTTTTAAATATTCATTAATTTCTTCAAAATGAGATGTAATATATTTTTTTCTAATGACAATATTTATAACTTTGTTTGTAGCAATAATAATTGGTACAAAATAATCAATAAATTCTTTATATTTTTTAAATGAAAATACTTGACTGACACCTGTTAAATCTATCAAAATTATATTTGATAGATTTACAATTTTTTTGGTTTATAATAAATTTTTGGATATAAATTTGAAGAATATAAATTATGAGAATTTTCAATTCTTTCAATAAACCATTTATTCTCTTTTATATCTGGCCATAAATGATTACGACAACTTCCAGCATTCGCTTTTTCATTTGATTTACCAATAATAAATGGATTTTCCCCCCATATTATATCGTAAACTTCATTATCATTTCTTGTTGAATTATCTACATGAATATAACACTTAATTCCTTTTTCATTAAATAGTTCTGGTAAAGTAGAATATTGTAAATTATCTCCTAATCCACCCCCATGGTTGATAAATTATAATTTTATCTGCATTTAATAAATTAAAAGACATTATATATTATACTATAATATATAATATTTAAATTATAACTTATTTTTATAATAATTAATCATTTCTTTTATACCAACATCTAATTTTGTAAATTTAAAATTATTATCTAATGCGATTTTTAACTTTGTATTATTAGAAACACAACCAATCATATCTCCTATAATACCATCTTCAACCTTAATATTATGTTTAAAATTACCTTCATGTTTTATTACTTCTAATAACTCTTTTATAGTTGTTTTTTCCCCAGAACCTAAATTAAAAATATCATTATAAAATTTTGGATTTTCTAATGATTGCTGAATAATTTTAGATACATCACCAACATATATAAAATCTCTATATCTTTCCAAAGAACCTTTAATAATTACAGTATCTTTATTATTTAAAAATTGTGATAAATATATACTTACCATTCCTTTTTTTAAATTTGATAAATCTTGACCCGGTCCATAACATGTAAATAATCGAAATATTGTATAGTCAATATTAAAATATTTTTTATACAAGTGTAAATATTTTTCACTTGTATATTTATGAATAGAATAAAATGTATCATAATTTACATTACTATTTTCATTATAAATACCTGGATTTGATGTACCACCGTAAATACATACAGTACTAATAAAAATAAATCTTGTGCATTGAATTTTTTTAGCCAATTCTAATAATACTAGCGTTGATTTTGTATTTGCATTTAAATCATAAAATACATCATCAAAGCTACCTTCTTTACTTGCTTGCCCAGCAATATGAATTATACAATCAAATTTTTTATCTAATTCTAATAGTTTTTCATCTGAACAATCTAATTTTAATAATTTAATATTATTTGGTAAATTTGATTCATATCCAGTTTTCATGTTATCTATTACTGTAACATCATGATTATTTTTAATAAGATTATAATATATATTTGATCCTACAAATCCAGCACCTCCAGTTAATAATATTTTCATTTATATTTTAATAATCAAATATGTTTAATTATAAATTTTAACATATTTAATTATTTATAATGCAAAAAACAGAAAAAAATATTAGGAAAAATAAAAATACTAGAAACCAGAAACTTATTTATAAATTTGTTTGAATATTAATACTAATATAAATATATTAAATAAAATTTTATTTAATATATTTATTTTTAATAATATTTTTGATACAAATAAATAGCATTATAATAAGCAGAAACACATTTATGGATATTATTTTTTGAATATTCGGCCAGCCCTAACCAATGTAAGATTACCATATCAATTAAAATAGGGACATTATATTTTTCAAATAAAAATAAATAATTATCCATATTATTGTTTATATTGACAATTATATTATCATTTTCAATAATGAAAAAATGATTAGCTCTATTATTTATTTCATCAAATCCACTTAATGAATATAATATTTTTCCTATGTCATAATAGTTTATACCAAATATATTAGTTTCTCCAAAATATCCTCTTGGATCTATTAGGTAATAATTAAAACTAGAATCAATTAAAATATTTGATAAGTGACAATCACCATGAATAGTATAATATTCAGTTATATTATTTTTAAAAAAAGAAATAATATTTTGTGATAATCTATTTATTATTTCGTTATGCGTTACTGATATTGACACAAAATTAACTTTTTTAATAAATGAAAAATAATTTAATATTGGAAATATCAATTCTAATCTATTCTCTATTTTAGTTTTAAATTCTATATATATATCACGCATAAGTAACTTATTTTCAATTTTTACTTTTTCTTGACTATGTAAATTTTCTATTATATATAAACATTTTTTTATAATTTCTATTTGTTTTGATTGTATTGATTCATTAAAATATTTAATAACTTGTTTTGAGTTTTTTATTTTTTTCATAATAAAATAATTTTTA